GAAGAAGGGACGCGCTTCCGATCAGTATGCGAAGGATATGCTGACCGCCATGCGCACGAACTTCCATCAGGTTTCCGACATCCTGCAGGAGGGTGTGGATGCCGATGGTGGATACCTTGTTCCGGAGGAGTGGGACAGCCGCCTGATTGATGTTCTGAATGAAGAGAATATCATGCGGGGCCTTGCAACCCACATCACGACTTCCGGTGAGCACAAGATCAACATCGCGGGAGCCAAGCCGACCGCGGCATGGATCGAAGAGGGCGGAGCACTGCAGTTTACCGACGCGAAGTTCGGACAGAAGATCATGGATGCGCATAAGCTCCATGTGGCGGTGAAGGTTACCGAGGAGCTTCTGTATGACTCCATGTTTGACCTTGCAAGCTACATCACCACCCAGTTCGGAATCGCCATCGCCAATGCCGAGGAGGATGCCTTCCTGAACGGCGATGGGAAGGGGAAGCCCACCGGTCTCTTTGATGAGACCAATGGCGGCACGGTCGCAAAGACCCTCACCGGCACGAAGCTTGGCACCGATGATGTGCTGGATCTGGTCTATGCGCTGAAGCGTCCGTACCGGAAGAAGGCATCATTCATCATGAACGACCAGACCCTTGCAGCTCTCCGGAAGCTCAAGGACAACAACGGCGCCTACATCTGGCAGCCGTCCTATCAGGCAGGGGAACCGGACCGCCTTCTTGGCTATGCAGTTTATACCAGTGCCTTTGCACCGGAGCTTGCCGCCGGGAAGCCGGTGATGGCCTTTGGTGACTACAGCTACTACAACATCGGCGATCGCGGCACCCGTTCCATGCAGGAACTCCGCGAGCTCTTCGCTGGAAACGGCATGATCGGGTATGTCGCCAAGGAGCGTGTCGATGGTCTTCTGGTACTGCCGGAGGCCGTTCAGATCCTGAAGGCAGGAGCATCTGCCTGATCGATTGAAGGCAGCAATACAGTAACAAATGACGGGAGCTCAGAGTGTCAAAGCTCTGGGCTTTCTTTCTGACTGGAGAGGAGGAAGCGATGCTAAAGCTGGAGGAAGCAAAGAAATATCTCCGGGTTGACGCAAACGATGAGGACGATGTGATCCAGAAGGAATTGGACGCTGCCGAGAGCCTTGTGGCATCGGTGCTCCGAAAGGACAGTCTCGAGGACGAAAGCAGTTCGATCACTGTTGTTGCGGTTCTCTATGCCCTTGCCTATCTTAACGAACACCGGGAGGAAGCGGATCATCACGCCCTGACCATCACGCTTCGAAACCTTCTCTTCGGAGAACGGGATGCCAGGTTCTGATGGAGGTGCGGGATGAATATCGCGGCAATGAATGTAAGGCTTACGATCCAGAAGAATGAGGTCATCAAGGACAAGTATGGGAACCATACCAACACCTGGACAGACTTCTACACCTGCTGGGCGACACCAGTACAGAGTGGAGGGTCCGAAAAGCAGGAGGCGGGAACCACAAACAGTACGGATGCGATCGACTTTACCGTCCGGTATGCAAAGTGTCTCGATGGCTTGGACTCTACGAAGATCCGGATCCGGTTAGGGGACAGTATCTACAACGTCACTGCCATTGATCCGATGGGGTTCAAGAAGCGAAGCCTGAAGTTTAAGTGTGAGAAGATGAAGCGATGAAGGTGAAAGTAGATGATCTAGCGGCGACGGTGGAAAAGACCCTCTCGGACTACGCGGAGGATGTGAACGACATCGTAAAGCAGGAGATCAAGGATGCCGGGAAAGAAGCGGTGAAGGAACTGAAGGAGAAATCGCCAAAGCGCACCGGAAAGTACGCAAAAAGATGGCGATCTACCGTCCAGAAGGAGACGGCGGTTGGCGCAGAAGTGGTTGTTCACAATAAGATCTATGGACTGACACATCTCTTGGAGAAAGGGCATGCCAAGCGCGGCGGAGGGAGGGTTGCGGGCATCCCGCACATCGCTCCGGTCGAAGAAGAGATCACCGGGAAGCTGTCAGTTGAGATTGAGAAGGAATTAAAGGGCTGAGGATGGGAGGAAGCAATGGATAAGATCATAAAGATTCTGGAAGAACTGGAGAAGCAGGGCATCCCTTATGCCTATGATCACTTTGCGGAAGGGGAAGGGCCGGATCCTCCCTTTCTCTGCTTCCGCTGTCCGAACAGTTACAACTTCGCAGCGGATGGAACCGTGTATTTCCCGATCACAGAGATCGACATCGAGCTCTACACGGATAAGAAGGATCCGGAGATAGAAAAGAAACTGGAAGATCAGCTGATCCAAAGCGGGATCTTCTTTGAAAAGACAGAGACCTGGATAGATTCTGAGAAGCTCTACGAGGTCCTGTATTCATTTGAACAGGAGGCCTGAAATGGCAAGTAAAAAGAACAAGGTCAAGTACAACCTGAAAAACGTACATTATGCCATCGCGACGATTGCGGAGGATGGGACCGCCACCTTTGCCGATCCGGTTGCATGGCCGGGCGCGGTATCCCTCTCTCTGGATGCACAGGGAGACCAGACGATCTTCTGGGCAGACGGCGTGCAGTATTTTGTCACCAATGCGAACAGCGGCTACAACGGTGACTTCGAGTCTGCGATGGTACCGGAGGACTTCCGCGAGAACGTGCTGGGTGAGATTAAGGACGGCAACGGGGTTCTGATCGAGGATGCTGATGCGCAGCCTATTCACTTTGCGCTGCTCTTTGAGTTTGACGGCGATGTGAACGAGATCCGTCACGTCATGTACAACTGCACGGCATCGAGACCTTCCGTGGCATCGTCTACGAAGGAGGACTCCATCGAGGTGCAGACCGAGAGTCTGACCATCAATGCCACCAGCATCAAGGACGCGACGCTTGGCAAGAACATCGTCAAGGCAAGATCTGGTGCAGACACCGCAGATGCAACGTATCAGAACTGGTACAGCAAGGTCTACACGCCTGCTGCAGCGAAGGCGACAGGCACCACAACTTCCACAACATCGACTACAACGACAAGCAGCAAGTGATAAGGAGGCATTCATATGTATCAGGAAATATTCCTCCGGCTTACTGATGGGGCGGAGCAGAAGTTCCCGTTTCTCGCAACGGGAACCACAGCATATCGTTATAAGCAGGTGTTCCATCAGGACCTGATGATCCTCTTAAACAAAATGGAGAACAGCGAGGACGACCAGACCGACATGACGGTCGGTGACAAGCTGGCCTTCATCATGAATGCACAGGCAGAGAAGCGGGACATGAATACCCTGAACGAGGACGCCTTCCTCGAATGGGCAGATCAGTTTGACGGAGCCGAGCTCTTTCTTCACATGCAGGAGTTCGTTACGCTCTATCTTGGATCGCGGAGGACAAGTTCGAAACCAAAAAAAGAAGCCGCCCAACGGAGCGGGAAGTAAACACAGCAGTGTTCCTCCTGAGGGCGAAGCAGATGGGACTGACACTGTCTGAGCTGGATGAACTGGATGAGGGGACTGTGATGGATATGATCATTGAGTCCGGGAATGATTTCTGCGACGATGAGTATCGGCAGGTGGCAACGCAAGAGGATTTCGATTCGTTCTGACAAATGCATTCAAAGCGATTGCGAAACGATATACAATATGTTATTATCCTCATAGAAAGAATGTAAGGAGGGTGATCGTATGGCAGCAAGAACGGCGAATGTCATTGCAAGGGTAGAACCTGATGTCAAAGAAAAGGCAGAAAATATCTTAAAAAGTATGGGTATCCCATCCTCTGTAGCGATCAACATGTTCTACAGACAGATCATTACGGACAACGGCCTTCCGTTTCAACCATCAAAGAATGTGCGGGCTCCGAAGGCACTGAGCGAGATGTCTCGTGAGGAGTTCAACGCAAGAATGGCAGAAGGCCTTCGTCAGGCGGATCATGGAGAAGTTTCGTCTGTAGAGGATGTTCGCAAGAGGATTATGGGGGAACTGCATGGACTCCTATAAGGTTAATATTACAAAACAAGCAGAAGAATCAATGCGTGATATTGCCTTGTATATTGCCCGGAATCTTATGAATGTATCGGCGGCAGAGGGACATGTAGAAGCATTCCTGAACGCGATTGAAGAGCTTTCCTACAGAGCAGCAACTGTGAAAACAATTCCGGAGAACCCTTGGGGAGAAATGGGATTTCGCCGGATCAGTGTCAAGAACTATTACATTTACTTCAAAATATATGAAGATAGAAAAGAGGTTTCTGTTCTTGACATCATCTATCAGGGACGAGATCAGCAAAAAGGTTTGAGTGAGGGAGACTACGAAGAAGAAAATCCCGAAACGAATACTTGAGAATAGCTAGAAGCCTATTTTCAGTGGACCAGAACATCACATCTGTGTGGTGCTCTGGTTTTTTTATGCCATGAAGGGTGTGAACAAGGAGATCGAGGCAACTAAGCTTCCACAGATGAAATTCAAAACAGGTCTGAATGGGTTCCTGTTCGAGAAAGAAAGAGGATGAGATCTTCCTCATCAACTCGATAGACAAGAAGCCAATCCGGTTGGATGTGACATTCGCGAAAGCCGATGAAATCACCGGTAAGATTATGATCCCGGTTCTTATCGGGGAGCGGTTCCATCCTGGCTAATTTGTCTACAACATCGTCTAGAAGGTCAAGGTTGTAGCCACGCTTGGAGATCATTTTCAGATCTTTTTTGAAGTGATTGGATAGAACGACATTAAGCATCCTTGTCCTCCAGCACATCCTTCATTGCACTGCGGAACGAAGAGTATCTCTTATATTTCTCAGGATGCGCCTTCATTTCGTAATACTCATTCATAGCAGCGATCGTTTCTGCATTAGGATTTTCTCTGGTGATGGTGAAAGGAATTCCCTGAACACGCAGCGACTGTTTTAAAAATATTGTCACCGCAGTGGAAAGATCCATCCCGAGATCAGAGTAGAGCTCCTGACTTTCTTTCTTCAGATCAGCGTCGAGACTGATATTTGTACTTACTTTTGACATAAATATCACCTCCTTGATAAGAAGAATATAGCACGATTTGCACGATTTATCAACAAACTATGCGCATGACAAGCACTATATATAAAGAGGAGGTGATGAGCTATGGCAGACCGCATTAAAGGAATCACAATCGAGCTGGACGGCGATACGACCAAGCTCTCCAATGCCCTGAAAGGCGTGAACAAGGAAATCCGGGATACCCAGAGTAACCTGAAGGATGTGAACAAGCTCCTGAAGATGGATCCGGGAAACGCGGATCTGCTTGCGCAGAAGCAGAAGTACCTGACCGAAGCGATCGATGCGACCAAGAAGAAGCTTTCCGAGGAGAAGGAAGCCCTCGCCCAGCTAAAGGCTGGTCCTCAGACTG